TAAGCCTATCAAAGATAAGAAAACTGGCGAAGTCAAGGCCGCGCCAGACCCGCAATGGCTACTCTTTGAGAAGTGTATGCGTGGTGACACCTCCGACAATGTCTTTAGTGCTTATCCGGGAGTTCGTGAGAAAGGCACAAAGAATAAGGTTGGTCTCCGTGAGGCCTTTGCCGACCGGGACAACAAAGGATTCATGTGGAACAATCTAATGCTCCAGCGTTGGACCGACCACGAAGGTGTCGAACACTTGGTTCGAGACGATTATGAGCGCAACAAAAGTATCATTGATCTAACTGCTCAGCCCGACAACATTAAAGCCGTATTGGATCAAACTATTGCTGAAGCTGTTCAAAAAGAACGGAACCCAAGCGTAGGGCCTCATTTTATGAAGTTTTGTGGTAAGTATGGATTACAGAAAGCTTCAGATAATGCTCAACAACATACACAATGGCTGGCGGCCTCTTATAACTAAACTGGCTATTGCTAGTATACTTGTATATCTAATAGTACAGTCTATTCCTGTGCTGGCCGCTGTGGCAGTTGACAGTAAGTGGACATGCGGAACCAGCCAAGAAATAGTCGATACACTAACTGAGACTGGCGAAGAAATTATTGCCACTGGCATTGTTGATGAAGTGCTTGTTATGACATTCTGGGCAAATAGGTCTAGTAGAGAATGGACACTTGTTTTAACCAGCGAAAAGAACCGCGAAATCAGCTGTGTTGTGGTATATGGTTCTAAATTAAAGGTTATTCCTTCATCTAGATTGTCAATTTAAGCGGTACTTAATAGGTCCATTATATACGCACTTTTGCTAAATAAGTGCATGAGTAGACCAAAGCCAACCATCATCCTTACAAATACAAACCCACGCACATACAAAAGCGAAGAAGTTCTTGCGGCTGACGCTATCTATGCCGTATTCTATAAAGACAAGCCTATTAATCTTCGCACCCTGAATAGTTTGGTCTCATATCCTGGACCGAAGTACAAAAAAGTAAGCTTTTCAAATCCCGGACATGCATTTAACTTATCTGACCGTTTGAATAAAATGTTCAAAACTACTGACTTTAGTGTAGTTGAACTCAAACAAGGTCGTAAAATCAATGAGTCAGGAACTAGCTTTAAAGATAACTGAGTACCTAGCTCAGTATCCTGTACCTCATATTTGGGAAGCAACCAAAATAACACCATATACGGTGTTCAAAAACTATCAACCAGGTAAGCAAAAAGGTCTACGCTTAACCACATTTGGTTGGGAACTGATGAGACAGCATTTTCGTTACTGGTCGTATCAAATGCCTCCGGGATGGAGTCCGAAACCCGGACACTTAATAGGGCTAGAGCAACACTTAGATTGGCCTTACTATCACGGCGCCGGTTACTTCCGTATTTTTGGTGAAAATGACGCCATGGAAATACGTCTAGTAAACGATGATATCATATTGTGGCTTAATGGACTTAGCAGGAAAGCCCAAGGAAAAGGTTAAACTTTAACCAAGGTAGTGCTTGTACTACCTAGCGCCACTTCAACTTGATCAAGCTTGTTTGTAAGCTTATCTATTCCAAAACTTAATCCCTGAGTGCTTATTTTTAACCTATTGTTTACAGTTTTCCAGTTAAGTGTTAAAGGTATCTTGGAAGCAATCACATTACTTGACATTGTTTTTGAACTTGCATTCATAATGCTAGGTGCAACAACTAGCGGAGTACCTGCTCTAACTGAACAATAAAAACTTTGTTCTGTGTCTACCGTTGGCGCGGCCTTAGGTGTATCGTTTTTAATCCAAAAAGTTAGATTTTGCGTTAACTCAGGAATTCGTAAAAAAGAACCAATGGTAGGATACAACTGAGTAAATGCTGTACCCATCCAGGCCATATCTGTTGTTCTGAAATAATATACTTCGCTGGCCAATAAAGGATTAATCTTGTTGGCTAGTGTAGTCTCAACGCTGGTATCTTGTGCAAGAAACCAATGGAATACCAAGCCAACCACTTTTACCGCATTGTTGTTTTGCCAAACACGCTCGCCAATTTGGAAACTATGTCCTTTGATCCAAAAGTTTGATGTGCCAATGGGTGCAGGTAGCACCAAAGGAGACACTGAGTTATTTTGTGTTCTAAAGTCTGTGTAGGCTCCGTTGCCTGCGAACATAGCTGATAGCGTTTGGTATGGATTCATACCCATATTTAGCCCAATCCACTAAATATTTTTATGAAGAACTGGCAACCCTATGTTCATGCAGGGTGGGAATTGGTATGCGAAGCACAAGGTGTAAGCAAAACATATCTTCAACCCGACATTGAGTCCTATCTTGTACATACAATAGCCAGGACTTTTGAAAGAACTGACATCTGGGAACAACCTATTGCCATTAAAATGCTGTCTGCACAAAGCTCACCAGGACTTACCAAGCGCATTGAACTAAGGAATGTAGGCGAAGAATGCCTGTTTATTGATGCGTGGCAAATTAAGCAAACAAAGTGGCCCAGTCACAACTACTTTTCTAACATGGGCGAGATAGCGTTTGGTATGGCTAGCATGGCTACTGAACCTATCGATGAGCTGTTAGAGCAAGTAAGCACTAATTTTAGGCGTATGAGCATGGTCCTTCGCTACGCTAGAGACCTGGCAAAGTACTAAAAAGTACTAATTTGCTTAATTTTTAAGCAATGTTGCTAAAAAACAACAAAAAAAGAGCCAAAAAACCCCAAAAAACCGGTTGACTCTGACCCTAAAAAGCGGTATAATACATACACTATGAAACGCACCACTATCACTGTCAAACTTCAGCGTACTAAGCGCCGTTGCGTGGAGCTCTACTCTGCTGACACCCCTTTTAAGGGCCGTGTTGAGAAGAGTCGTGTTGCATATAAACGACACGCTAAGAACCAGAAAGAGGTTGACAAGGATCTGGGTCTGTAGTATAGTATGGGTATTGCGGAAGGGTTCTGCAATATTTACTCAACACACAAATTGGAGTTTTATATGTCTAAAGTTCTTTCTCAAACCCCCGATGCTATCCGTAAGCGTGAGGCTCGTGCTCGTGCTCGTGCCGCTGGTGTTATGGAAATGGTAGTTGCCGCGCCTGTGGCGCCGGCTGTAGTTGAGGCCGCTATTGCAGAAGTTGCCGCTGGCGAGACTTTTAAGTTCGTTGGCTATGCCGTTGACAAGAAAGGCCGTGGTGCTATTCGTTATACCAACGACAAGCGCCGCACTCGTACCCTTGTTCGTGCAGGCTGTACCGATGTCAAGTTCGTGGAACTGCCCGAGTCGATGACTAAGGAGCAAATTGATGCTTCCGAGTTTATTGCTCAAGTTGTACCTGCAGGCCGCGAGTTGCCCAAGGCAGTTGCCTAAATACAACAGGGTGGGGTATTGACAGATACCCCACTCCGTGCTATAATAAATTTTTATCAACCAACCCTTAGTAGGAGCCACCATGGGTAATAATACTGTCGAAACACGCACCGTTAAGATTAGCGAGTGCAAACCTATTCTGCGCCGAGCTGTCGCAAAGCGCCGTCCAATTTTTATCTGGGGTCCTCCCGGTGTTGGCAAGTCTGACATGGTGAATCAAGTTGCCGCAGAGTTTCCTAACTCTACTGTAGTCGACTTGCGTATGGCCCTTATGGATCCTACTGACATTAAAGGTGTCCCTTATTATTCTGCAGGCGACAACACTATGAAGTGGGCTACCCCTTCAGAGTTGCCTAGCAAAGAATTTGCACAAGAACACGACATTGTCTTCTTGTTCTTGGACGAGCTGAACTCCGCTCCTCCGGCAGTACAGGCCGCGGCTTATCAACTGGTGCTCAACCGTAAGGTTGGACAGTACACTCTGCCTGATAATGTTGTAATCATTGCCGCAGGTAACCGTATGGGCGATAAGGGTGTTACCTATCGTATGCCTAGCCCACTGGCTAACCGCTTCATGCACTTGGAGATCCGTGTAGACTTTGAGGACTGGGAACAATGGGCTATCATGCACGAAGTCCATCCGCATGTTGTTGGTTTCTTGAAACAGTTCAAAGGCGACTTGTACAACTTTGATCCTACGCAACACGACCGCGCTTTTGCTACTCCTCGTACCTGGAGTTTTGTGAGCGATATGTTGGATGACGACATGCCCGACTCTGCTAACACCGACATGGTTGCTGGCTTGGTTGGTGAAGGTATGGCAATTAAGTTTATGGCGCATCGTAAGCACGCCGCAGACTTGCCCGATCCTGCAGATGTGTTGAGTGGCAAAGTTACCACTTTCAAGTCTAAAGAAGTGTCCGCTGGCTATGCACTGGTTACCAGCCTGTGCTACGAACTCCGTACTCGTTACGAAGATGGCAAGCGGTCCGGCAAGCTTGACGACTTTAACAAGAGTGCCGATAATTGGCTTGGCTTTATGATGAGTAACTTTGAACCCGAAATGGTTATCATGGGTGCTCACACCGTGCTGAAGAACTACAAGGTTGTTTTTGATCGCAAGAAGATGACCAACTTCCCCGAGTTCTTCAAACGCTATGCCAACTTGCTCACCGACGAGTAAAAGGTCAAGGGACTGGACCGTACTTGAAATAATGTACGGTTCAGAAGCCCGACAGGTCTGGACGGACCAACCGCCTTCCCCCTCCGATGTTAGCGAGTGGCTCCGCGAGCAAAGGAAAAGTTGGTCCGTCCGAACTTACCCCAAAGGAGCCACAATCAATGAAGTTACCAAATGGGCCAGAGAACAAGGTTTAAAGCGATTGGATTGGGATTTTATTCCAAAGAAAAATATCTGGTTCAGAGACCCACAAGTAGCTATGATTTGGGACTTATCAGGACCAACAGGTAAACCTATAAAAACGGTTGACCTTACAGTAGAAGAATAGTATAATAG